CGCCGCAGCTTACCGACATCCTCACCGGCCAGCCGGTTGTCGTGGACAACCTGGCCGAGCCTGTCGGTAACGACTCGTGCTCGGTCCTCTGCCAGGGTGGCTTCGCCCTGGAATTCTGGACCGAGCTGGTCGGCGCGAACTGCGCCCCCGACGGGTCGGCCCGGTACCTCTACACCCTGCTGCCGTGGGTGACGAACGCGTACATGTCGGACCTGGAAATCGGGTCCGAGCAGGTCACGTTCCAGCTCGTGGGTTCCACCCGCGCGGGCGGCCAGTGGGACGTCGGTCCCTGGGACGTCGTGCTGAACGGTGCCGCGCCCGGTACCCCCGGCCCGATGCTCACCCCGCTCGGTGCGACCTGCCACCGCCGGATGCAGATCACCACCGTGGCGCCCCCGGTGCCGGACCCGGACTGCGACTACGTGGTGGTTCCCACCCCCACCCCGTAGTCGGGCCGCAGCGCTGACGGGGACCGGCCCGCAAGCCGGTCCCCGTTCCACCATCAGACCACCGAAGAAGGGACGGAACCCATGCCTCTCGCATCCGGTCTCTGTCAGTTGGATGGCTGGACCCTGGACCAGTCGTGCATGGACATCCCGGCCGGGACCCCGCCCGAGGTGATCGAACGGTGGCGCCTGGTCGCCGCAGAGCTGCTGTTCGCCCTGACCGGCAACCACTTCGGGCCGAGCTGCCCCGTGACAGTCCGCCCCTGCCGCCGCCAGTGCGCCGAGGGCTACGGGCAGTACTTCAACCAGGGCCAGTTCCTCGGCGCCGGGTTCCAGTTCAGCGGGCCCTTCGTGCCGTACATGGTCGGCGGCCGGATGTACAACGCGAGCATGTGCGGGTGCGCGTCGCAGTGCCACTGCGGGCCTGAGCTGTGCGAGGTCTACCTGCCGGGCCCTATCTACGACATCGTGTCCGTGGACGTGGACGGTGAGGTGGTCGACCCGGACACCTACGGCATCCTGGACGGTCGCTTCCTGGTCCGGTCCTCGGCCACCCCGGACGATGCCGAGGGCGGTACCTGCTGGCCTTCGTGCCAGGACATGAGCCTGCCGCCGGGACAGCCCGGAACGTTCACCGTGACGTACCGGACGGGCATCCCCCTGTCGGCCCTGGGAAGGGCCGCCCTGTCCGCTCTGACGGCCCACTACATCCAAGGGTGCAGTGGGTGCGGGTGCGGTGTCGGGACGGCCTCTGCGCGCAACGTGGTGCGTCAGTCCCGGCAGGGCGTGGATATGGAATTCGCGGACCCCCAGCAGGTGCTGGCCGACGGCCGGACCGGCATCGAGATCGTGGACCAGTTCATCCACGCGGTGAACCCCAGCAGGCTGCCCCGTCAGATGCGGGTGGTGTCACCCGACTCGCCGCGTCCGCCGCGTATCTGGTACGGACCGGGGGCCATCTGATGGCGCTGTCACTGCTGGCCATCCACGAGGCTGCCGAGGCGCTGCTGAACTGCGTGTGCGAGGCGGTCGACCAGCTTCCTACCGAGGTACCCGGCCTGGCTGGTTGCCCCTGTCGCAGGGGTGTCGTCCCTGCAACGCCCGCTGCGGACGCCTGCGACGAAGGCTGTGCCAACCTCGCCCCGGGTGAGTGGCCGGGGCAGCTCACTGTCAACGTGGTGAGGCTGTACGCCTCGGACACGCTGCTCTTCCCGCGCGAGGCCGGGGCGACGGCCGGGCAGGGGCAGGCCGGTGCCGGTGTCCGGGACCTGCGCAACTGCGCCATGCCGCAGGTGACCGCGATCGAACTGGCGGTGACCATGTTCCGCTGCGTGCCGGGCACCACCGAGGGCGGGTGCCCGCCCGCAATGGAAGACCTGGACGCCACGGCCATGCAGTACCACGCGGACATCCTCGCGGTGCAGCAGGGCATCCTCTGCTGTTACGCGGGGACGGACACAAGCCAGCGTCGCGGCCGCCGGTACGTCATCGGGCAGACCACCACCATCGGTCCATCGGGTGGCTGCGTCGGCTTCCAGACCCGCGTGGTCGTGGCGCTTGACGGCCAGCTTCCCCCGATCAACCCGGGGCCCTGATGCCCGCGCGGGTGACGATCAACCAGTCCGCCTTCCAGCGGATGCTATCCGCCGTAGGCGGGCCGGGTGAGCGGCTGCTGCGTCGGAAGGCCGAGCGGGTGGCCGCGCTGGCTCGGGTCTACGCGGCCGACCACGGTTCCATCCCGGAAGGGATCGTGGTCGGTCCGTACGCGGACAAGACGATCAGCGTCGTGAGCACGAACCCGCACACGATCCTGGTGCACAACGGGTCGCGGCGCCACTACATCCGGCCTCGGCGCCGGGGCGGGTGGCTGCGTTTCACGGTCAACGGCCAGGTGGTCTACGCACGCGAGGTGAACCACCCGGGATATCGTGGGGACGACTTCCTTACTCGGGCTTTGCGGGACGTGGTGTAGCTCGGCAGAAGTGCGGCACTTTCGGCGAGTGCGTCACCGCAGGTCAGGCGGTTGTGGCACTTAGTTCCCAACCTTTCCCATGTATGCGAAGTGGTGGGGCACCTACGGTAGTTACTACATGCGCGCCCGCGCGCACGGTAAGTGACGGGTGTGGGAACAACCCTCTATACGTGGTCTACTTTTCCCGAACTAAGTGCCGTAACGGCCTGACCTGTGGGTTCTTCCGGCCCGTAACTGCCGAGCATTCTGCCGAGGCCCTGTCACCGCGCCGGTAAGCTGGTGTCACCACCGTTGAAGGGACACCTATGGGCGCTCTGACCAGGTTGAAGCACTGGCTGTACCGGATGGCCGGGGTCGTCAGCCCGTCCGGCGCCTACCCGCCACCGCCGAAGTGGATGAGGGGTACCCAGGCGGTCACGGCGGGGATGGCCGACGATGGGCTTTGTACGCCCACGTGCGGGCTCTGCAACCACGCCCCGGCCTCGGGGCTGTCCACCCGCCCAAACGACGCTCAGAAGGGCGATGAGCAGCCTTGCTGACTGACTACGCCAGCGTGAATGACCAAGAGGTGTGGAACACCACGCGGCTAGAGGCGTACCTGACCAACGTGGGGTCGCCGTTCGACACCGGCCCGTCCATCTGCCGGTGCCCCAGCCTCACACCCGAAGTGCTCGGCCACGTGGGCCCGTACACCACCCCGGATGACGTCGCCTCACCGGCCCCGTGGTATGACACCGCCGTGCCCGAGTCCGCCGAATTCCTCGGCTTCCTTCCGCTCGATGTGCAGGGTGTCGACGACAACCCCCGCGCGCGGACGGTGACTGGCGCGGTGGGTGGCGGCGGTGTGTTCGGGCCCCAGCGCGACCTGCCCCGGACCATGACCGTGACAGGCGTCATCATCGGGTCCACCTGCTGCGGCGCCGCGTACGGCCTGCACTACCTGGCCGAGCTGCTGGGCGGGTGCACGGGGGACAGTTGCGACGGTGACTGCTTCCAGATGTATAACTGCTGCCCCGATGAAGGCATGACACCCGAGCAGTTCAACGCGGCGCACCGCCGCACCTTCCGCCGCACGTCCCTCGTGTCAGGCCCGACCGTCACCCGCCGCCGTGCCTCGGGGTCCTGCGACCGCTCGAACTGCGCTGCCGGTGCCGAGCTGATCGATGTGGAATTTGTCCTGGTGGCCGCGACCCCTTGGGCCTGGACGGACCCCATCCCGGTGCTCGAAGTCACCCCGCCGATCGGCGGTGACGGGGACTGCATCGAGTGGTGCCTGTCGGCTGCCGAGACGGGGCCGAACAGCTGCGACCCGTCCGACTGCCTGTTCCAGTCCTGCAACGTCGGCACGGACCTGTGCGCCGACCCGCGCATTGCGGTGCCCGCACCGCCGCAGCCGAGGGTTCCGGCTGGGTCCTTCTGCGCCCCGCTCGGGCCCGAGCGTGAGTGCTACGCGGTCGACCTGTCGGCCCGGCCCCAGTGGGCGGTGGACGCGCCGCTGATCCAGATTTACTCAGGTGCGACGGCGCTGCGCAACGTGCGCGTCACGCTGTACGAACGCCCCGCCGGGTCGCTCGACACCTGCGACGAAGTGGCCGATGACAACCTCTGCCGCCCGGCGCAGGACTTCCTCGTGACGTACATCCCACCCCGCACCACCATCACTCTGGACGGTGCGGTGGGGCGCGCCACCATCAACTGCGCCGGGGACTGCCAGACCGCGAGCACCGCCTACGGCAGCCAGGATGGTGGGCCGGTCCGGGTGTCCGATCTGGACTGTGCGACGTACTGCCTGTGCATCGAGACGGACACCGACTACCCGCCTTCGCCCGACTCGCTGGTGATCTTTTCCGTGTACGGGCGGGGGTACTGATGGCACTCGGCTGCGCCAGCCACGGGTACACCATCACCGACCGGGACGGGGGCCTGGTCACCGCGTCCGGGCTGCTCACGAATGTGCAGTACAACCGCGTCCTGAACGATGTGTCCGATGCGTTGATCACCATCGGTGTCGAAGGCGAGGACTGCTGCCACGAGCTGGGCAACATCCGCTCGTGGCGCCACTGGCTGAACATCTTCCGGGACGGGAAGTTCGTGTGGTCCGGCCCGATCCTCTCGGTGTCCTGGAAGACGGACGTGGTCGAGGTTGCGGCCGTCGACCTGATGGGCCTGCTGGACCGCCGGGTGGTTCACAGCCTCATGGTCTTCGAGGACGCCGACGTGTCGCAGATCGCGACGGCCTTGATCGAGGACGGCTTCCGGCCGGACGACCCGGGCCACCAGGTGACGGTGATCCAGCCGGTCGGCACCATCGGCGGCCGGACCTACCAGCCCTGGATCGGGCAGACGGCCGACCACCTGCGCGACCTGTCCGAGACCGGCATGGACTTCACCGTGGTCGGTGACAACATCATCATCCTGCCCGACCAGTTCGACGACGTGGTGGGCCGCCTGTCGGACGCCGACATGCCCGAAGGTCTGACGGTGTCCGAGGACGGGTCCATGCTCGCGACCCGGCAGGTGGTGGCCGGTGACGAAGAAACCGGCTTCGTCGGTGTGGCCGGTGGAACGAACAGCTACTACGGGTTGCTGGAACAGTACACAGAGCAGAACACGTTGCAGACCCTTTCCGACGTCGACCAGGCGGCGGCCGCGAAGCTGGCCGGGTCCCTGTCCGTGCCGGTGTTCATCGACACGTCGAACGTGACGCTGGCGCCCACTGCGCCGGTCACCGTCCAGCAGCTCGTTCCCGGGTGGTGCCTGGACGTCACCTCGGGTGGGACCTGCCGCGAGATCACACAGCGGCTGAAGATCACCGGCCTGTCCGTCACCGAGAACGGTGGCAGTGAGCGCCAGCCCGGCGCTGAAAAGGTCGTCGTGCAACTGGCCGGTGTCGGTGACGACCTGGAAGTGAGCTGACATGGCACAGCGTGTGAGCCCCGCGCGGCGCATCCCGGAAAACCCCCTGGCCGGGATCCTGCGCGCGGTCAGGCAGCAGGCGCGTTACAGCCAGCGTCGCAGGTCCAGCA